CCACCATACCTGCATGCAGGTGAGGTGTAAACATAGGTACATTTGATTTGAAGGCGTGGTGTTTATGTTGCTAGGAATTTGGAAGTGCTACTACATTGTCTGTGGTTGCTGCAAAGGGAGGTCAACGGCCCTAGCAGCTCCGCAGCCTTGGAGCAAGCCCCCGTCTAATTCTGGCAACTGAGGCACCTCTCCAACATTGACTTGGGGATGGGTGTGTCGCGACCAACCGGAGGTTGGTGTGGCGGCCGGCGTGCCTGTGGCAGAACTCCACTATGTGGAGTCTTGTGACCGACGAGGCCACACAATGTTCACCGATCATAAGCGGTGGAGAGGAGCTCTACTTGAAAGCAAATTGAGCTGCAAGCACTGGTTTACGACCTTGGCCCATGAATTCCCTTCCGTGGGCCTCGGAGCGCTTGTTTGTGAAACTATGAAGACCAAAGGGGTGACCTGGAGGTTTATTGGTGCTGGACGCGTAGTATAAAATTATAAGGCCGCACCAGGGATAAGTCCTGTGCATTTGGGGTACGGTGCACAATACCCGCTTGCGGGTAAGGGAACGAAAATTTAGGACCTGCTACCACAACCAACAAGCCTGGCGAGGCAAAACGCAGGGTTGAGCGAACCCCAACTACGCTAGTTGATGAGGCTGCCGGTGGAGCAGCTGAAACATTGAGTCCACGAGGAAGCAAGCCCGTCGGCCGCTATCACAAAGAGCGGTCCCAAGCACGGGCGGCCGCTGCGGCAGAGGCCAAGCTCCCTGAGCTACCCATGCGAGTAAGTGAAGGCAAGGACGGAGCCTTTAACAAACTCTGCGCTCTGTATGGGCAGCACAGGAACCCTCCGGGCCCGCTCCGGGCGGATGCCGAATGGGAGTGTTTGCGTCGCTTAGGCGAGAAGCACTTTGGAGCCGGCAGATGGTTGCCATCTTACGAAGCCTCTTCCGGCACGGAGGCGGGACTGAGCTGGACAACGAAGGTCCAGGCTAATTACTCAGGGAGTAAGATAGACTTGGGCGACTTTCGGCAAGCTAGCATGAGAATGCGCTACCCTGGAACTTCGAAAACCGGGGAGGTGTTGATCAGAAAGCTTGTTTCCCTACCACAGAGGGCTACCTATGGGCTACTGTGCTTCTACGGCGTTGCGCCTGGCGATATGTACGATTTCGAACGCGTACCATTGCTAGGCATCGCAGACGGCGGTGTGGACGCATGCTTTCGCTCGCGGGGTACCATGTTCTCAGTTGCCGAGCCTGGCGAAAACAACAAGCTCGGATTCCGCCTTAGCGAGGGCGGCGAATTCAGACAAACTGGATGGAACTTGGACGTGGTTGCCTTGCCGGTGTCGATGGTTGAACAGCTTTACCCGCGAGCGGCGGGACGCGAACGTAGCGCGGCGCTGTTACGCGACCTGATGCGGCACGCTGAGATAGCTGTCGCGAGCGACAAGCGCATCCCATTTGAGCTCAAGGGCAAGGCTACCATGGCATTGGCCAGCCTAGCTCTAACTCACAACAAGGAGCAAGAGCTTGCACTGATTAGCAAGTTCAAACTCGGCTGTTTGGAGTTGAATGAGGCCTTAACTGCGGCCTTCACCGAACCAACCGGGCTTTATGGCATTGCATCTCGATGCATGCGTTCTGTCCGCGCTTTCATCCGCTTCGCCAAGCGGCCTTGGGTAGGTGAGGATTACATGGTCCCATCCTTCTACGGCGCTGCAGCCGCGTTCTTCATTGCCTACTGGCGGAAAATGCTTCTGTCGTTGTCTGGCCTCACTACTGCAGCCTTGCGCGCGGTGGCGAAGGCCCAGTTCACGACGGTGGCACGAGTACGCAAGTTGGTTGCCCG